GCTAGTATACCAGCTCTTGTAATTAATAATTCTGATACTCTGTTAGCACCATCTTTGTAACCTATTCTTCCGCCGTCAGCTTTTTTTGTTCTTAAAAATTCTTTTAACATCATTTCGTCTTCTGGAAACATACCGGGATTTTTAAGAATCTTATGTAAGTTTTTAAAGGAGCTACCTGTCTGTCTTATGCTCGGATTTCCTAAAGCTCTAAATAAACGTGATTTTTCATCTCTAGTAAACACTGCATCTGAATAGGCCATCATCATATCTTCTTCATCTTCGTCATCACCTGCTTCAACGTCAATTGACAAGATACCTATTTCTGCTTCTTCTGGCTCAGATCCTCTTGCATAACCTATTCTTCCGCCGTCCGCTTTCATGTTTATACCTAATTCTTGTAACAATTTCATTCCTTCTTGAGACTCTATTTCTCCAGAATAAATCAATTCTGGTATAAGTGTTCTATAAAAATCCATTTTAGTGTCTTCATCTACAATACCATCTATGTCATTCATAAGACCATCTACAACGGCTTTCTCTTGAGAACTTCCTGGCATAACTACTATTTCTAGATTACCTACTCTAGTGGTTCGAGGTCCGTCTGCATAACCTATTCTGCCACCATCTTTTTTACCACCAAAGAAGTTTTGTAAATACTCACCGTACTCTGCTTGTTTCTCGTCTCTTTGTGCTTGATCGTATTCTTCTTCTGTTAATTCTACTCCAGCCTGTTTAGCTAACATTAAAGCTTCCGCATAAGAGGCTGCAGCAGTTGCTGCTCCAATTACCGCTGCTTTGTCAATAGAACCATCGGGTTTAGTAAAAGCTGCTTTAGCTCCTTTTTTTAAAAGATCTTTTCCATAATCAACAAAATTTGAAAAGGTTGATCCTGAATCACTTATTAAATCAACTGAGCTTACTGTATCGCCGGGAAGAAGATCTGCAGTAACATCTTGAGCAAAGGTGCTCTGTCCTTCATTTATAGCTTGAATAGGTTGAACATCTTTTTTAAATAAATTCTTTATACCACCTTCACCTGTTGGCATGCTAAATGAGCCTTTACTAAAAGGATTCTGTAGTCCTTGAAAATCTGCTCCGCCTAAATATCTAGCACCTTGACCGAGTCCATAAGTTAAAGCTCCACTTTTTAAAGAGTCTCCAATACGTCCTGTTTTATCAAAGCTACCAATGCCTGCCATACCTGCTGCAAGTAATGGGTTAAAGGGTGCAACGAAAGGAGCTGCTTTTGTTGCAACATCTGCTATTTCATTGGGTATAATTTTTCTAACAAACTTTTTGAGTTTACTTCCTAAGCCAAATTTTTCTCTAGGGGCAACTTGCATAATGCCACCATCTGCTCGTAATTGTCTGTTCATTAAAGATCTAGATATCGCCATAATTTAAATAAATTTATACTGTTAAGCAGGCGTAGAAATCCTGTAAATGTGATACTTTATTTGATTTTTTTAGACTCGTCAACTGCTTTGAGGGGCTTAGTTGCTTGTTCTAAATCATCTCTAAAACGACCACAATAAGAGTATTCTCCTACATGAGTTATGTAATCATTTATATAGGCATATACCTTACCCCCTATATCTGCCCATCGTTGACAAAATCCAAAGTCTTCACCGAAGTACCGTTTAGTAACTGGGTCGTGTAAAGTATCAAATAGATTATACATATTTTCTTTTTTCTCTTCTTTACCATTGATATTAGTAGGTTGGAATATTTCTAAATGAGGATATTCTTTAATCATCTTTTCAAGAACTTCTCTTTTAATTAACATACACCCAGTAGGAGCATGGGTTAATTCCATAAGTCCTCGGTCCACAATTACTGAATTGGGGTCCTCTACTTTGACTGGAAAAGTAAAACCTGCTTTAGCTAAATCATCAGCATCAGTGACTGCATTTTCTTTTAAATTAAGTCTTCTCCACATTTTATCCCAACTCAATATTTTCATAGGATAAGGAACACTAATTATATCTTTGTCAAAATCTAACATCTTAAAAATAGTTTCAGCATTAAAATCAATATCAGAATCAATAAACAATAAATGAGTATAATTATCTTGATGATTTAACATTTCTGCAACACATAGATTTCTACCTTGAGTAACCAAAGATGATTTTAATAATGTAAAGCTACATTGTATTTTTTTAGCCCAACATGCTTGTTGAAATTTTAATACAGCTTGTACGTAATGCATGCTAACGTCACTATGACAAGGAGTGCACACCATTATTTTATATGGTGATTGTTCTCCTATATTTATTTCGGTTACGTTATTTTCTATTCTGTTAGTTTTAATTGTTTGGTAAGTATCTCCATTTGGAGTTACTGTTTTGTCCTGGTTAAACCATATAGGTTCATTTGGCTTTGGCATTGATTGCTCCCTGTAAAAAATTAGTCCATGAAACAGCTTGTTTATTCCAAGAATAATAAAACTGTGTATAGCAAGATTGTGTGGTTAAATGGTCTTGTATTACTTGTTCATGAAGTGTTGCAGCCGCAGCATCTATTCCATAAGCAAATTTTTCAGCTAAAGCTTTGTAGTTACTATCATAAGGAATATACATTGGAAATTCTGCACCTGTTTCAAAAAGAGCTCCGTAGTTAGTTAATACGCAATACAATCCGGCAGACATTGCTTCAAGCAAAGATATACAAGAAGTTTCTTCAAATATACTGGGGTAAACATACATGTTATAATTTTTTATATTTTCTCTAATATACTCGTTAGATTTATAACCAATATAATTTACATTAGGTAAAGACTCTGCTTGATCGTAAAGAGCTTTGTAATCTTTATCATTTTTATTCATAAAATCTTTGCCATAAACTTCACAAGAAGAGTATACATCTAAAGTAATTAATGGGTTTTTAACTAACTGCATTGCACCAAGTAATACAGATAAACCTCTCCAAGGAGTGTTTTGATGTATGATTTTTATAGGTTGTCCTTTTTCATAAGGTTTTGATTGTTCTATTTTATCTACACCATTTTTTATAACAATACATTTTTCAGTAGGTAAACCAAACATCATTCTAAATTTTTCATGATTCCAATGAGAATTAAATACATACCAATCGTACTTATGATGATTAGCTTTATTTTTAAACCAAGGATATAGATTTGGTTGATCGTAAGAATTTTTTTGCCAAAGTATATTTACTTTGTTGGGATCTAATGGAACTTTACCTGGTATTGAAGTACAAATTTGAACTTTGTCTAATAAACTTTGATCTACGTATTTATTTAAAAAACTTAATTGTAATTCAGTTCCACCTTTAGGTGTTTGATTTCTTATTTTCATTCATAACTTTCTGTAAAACATTCAATCCTTTCGGAGATACCTCTACTGTTAAATCTTGAGCAATATGCTCTGCAACTGTTTCAGTATTAGGATCAGCTATATCAGCTTCTTTCTCTGCTTCGTCTTTATATATTTTATTTGTTCTAGTATTTCTCAACACTACTGTTGTAGTACAATCTATTTTTAAAATATCATCCATTTTGTTGTGACCTGTCTATTAAAGCATAACTTATCAGGCCCTGTATTTTATTACTGCCTGTAGCTGCTTGTACCGTTATAGCATCACCTGCTTCTAAATTCAAGCCTTGAGGTGAAGCATTCACTTGTGATTTAGCCGCTATATCATCTCTAAAAAATTCATATTCAGTGCTTGAATCAGATGAGTCAACAAAATTCATATTCACTAAAATAGCGGATGATGCATCGTTGTTTGCACAATAAACACTTTTAACTATAATTGCCCCATCAGTAGGACAAGTAAGCACCGTTGCTTTAGCTGTATCAGCTTGTTTAAAACCTTGATTTTTATATTGTATTGTCATGTTAAAAAATAATTATATGCATCTATTTCTTCTTTCAAGTCATTTTGAAAAGAAAAATTAAGTTGATTTTTTACTGTTGCAAGAGATTCTAAAATTTGTCTTTGATTTTCTACATCATACTCTTGTTTAGGTTCAGGTATATATGCGGATACTTTAGCCATTATCTACGTCCATCTGGTTTTGCATCTAATCTAAAAGTACCATAACGCCAAGTTTCTCCAACTGCATCGTTTTCTATTTTAAGTGCTACTAATCTTGCTCTTGCACGAGTGTCTATTTTATCAGTAGAGGAAGTAACTGTAAAGGGGCCAAGTGGTGAGCTTGTAGCTGTATTGTTTGGATAATTATTTAGTAACAAAGTAATTTTAGAATTACCTGTTAATACTTGAAAATCAGGTATAAACCTTTTTACAGACATTGTAAATTCACCATCTCCTTGTAAATTAGCAATGTTATTAGAGTTAGTAATATCAAAATCTCCAGATTGTATAAACGCATCAATTGATGTTGTGCCGGAACTATTTACTTGATCGGTCCCTGTTTCATGTTCATAGTAAGTAGATGCACCATATGTTGCTGTTATACCTTGAATTGGAAAATTAGGTAGAGAGGTTTTATTGTATTCTGTTGCATAGGGCAAATCAAAAAGTCCTTGATCTATATAACTAGTTCTAGCTAATGAAGAAGTAGTCCAAACATTTTCTGCGTAATTATAGGTAACACATCTGTCAATTTGTTGAGATCCAAATTTAGCATAAAACCAATTAATTTCATTATATAAAGTATTA